AAACAAGTGCAGCCGTAGAGATCATGAATGAAGTCGTACTAGCTGCTCTGAGAAGCTCTCGTGATACCTGTGCTGAAATGCGTTTGTTGCTAGACGGTGATCGTGGCACAGATCACTTAACCGATCTTCAAATGAAAGACTGGACTAGCCTTGTACAAGACATAGTAGCTCTGGACCGTGTGATTGACTATTATGGAGGATAAGATGACAACCTTTAATAATGAAGACCCACTATTAAACCTTACGTTAGACACAGACGAGTTAGGCATCTGGCTAGTTGAAGAGCTGGACAATGGTCTTGTAAGGCAGATGGGATGTATCTCGTGGAAGGAAGTTACTAGGGGTGTCCAACAGTGTTTGCTTCAAGAGAAGTTTCTACTTGTCTTAGCTAAACTAGACGAAGATGATGGGCTAATACTAGCGGAAGAAGAGGGCGAGTTGTGTCCCTCCTGCCGTGAACCTTACGGACTACCATCAGGTGATGGGTGTGCTGCAATGAACAGACACTTACCCTAAGCAGTAAGATCACCCGCATCTGCGTAGATTAACCCACCTATTTACCGCATACAGTAAGGAGAATAACATGACTTGGCACCCAACAACGAACCGTGTCCAATACGGACTGCTCACCACTGAGGAACGAAACGCCCTAGTGGCTTGGCCACACGGATGGGATTTAATCACGCCTGAAGATGTGCGCTTGCATAGAGGCAATAAGCCATGCTGGAATTATGACAGTGTCTACCGAGGAAAGCCAGCGCCAGTCGTGACGAGCTGGTGGCTTAACGTGTATGGTGGGGGTGTGTCTTTTAGATATGAATCCCGATCAGAGGCTGATTCTAATACGCTTCCGAAGCGAATTGATGTCCTCCGCATCGACACCTGCAACGGCGTATCAACTGCACATCTGGAGGGTTTGAAGGATGAGTGATGATCTGATCCAATACCTCCGTGATAGTAAAGGTTGGCCACGGTTGGGTGAAGAAGCAGCCGACCGCATCGAAGAACTGGAAGCCAAGCTGAAAACCACAAATGAAATTGGTCTGGCATTTGAAGAAGACGCTGGTCAGTTGCGGGAGAAGCTGGCGGAAGCGATAGAGGCACTGCGTGAAGTTTCTCAGGCATTGGATTGGCAAGCGCACGGAGCGTGTCGTGGGTGGTCTGATAATCTCTTAACCCCAGTCAACGCCCTTAAATTAGCCCGCATTGCCATCGCCAAGATCAAAGGAGAACAGCCATGAGTGATGATCTAGTGAGGCGGCTGGCTTGCCCATATCCAAAAGATGAAGACGTAGAAGAAGTTACTCTCCCTCTATGGGTGCTTGAACTAACAACCGAAGCAGCCAACCGCATCGAGGAACTGGAAGCCAAGCTGGCTACCTGTGAGAAATACCGTGATGCATACGACAAGATGGGGCGGATCGGGACGGAAGCCTATCGTGATCTTGAGGCCAAGCTGGCCATGTCGGTGTTGGCTTTGGAGGCGTGGCTTAACGTGGCTGCGCATTGCAGCATTGAAGAAGGTGTATGTTGCTGCGGTGATGATATGGGAAATCATAGCCCGCCAATGGTCAGCGGGCATACGCCACTCGATCACGGTAATTACATTGCGGGGCGTTTGGAAGAGACTACTCGCGCCATCCTCGCAGAACTGAAAGGACAAGAAGATGAGCTATGAAAAGAAACTTCTGACGCAGATCGTTGACTCTATGTACAGCAGTGACTTCAGCGATAATATTGTTGTGGCTAGGCTTAATGATTCACTTGAGGCTGTACTAGAAGACCTAGAACGGCTAAACAAAATGAATCTGTTGTCTGAACCACAGACTACAGACTTTGTTGATAACGTACACTATGGTCGTGGTCTTGTGACTGTGTTACAGGCCTTTACAGTAATGGATTACTATGAGACTACACTACGTCTGAATAAATATGAAGACCGCTTTAAAGGAGAGTTCTGATGACTGACTTATATATGGAATTAGCTGATGTAAAAGATCATGAGGATGGGAGTGCTACATATACCTTTGATATGACTAAAGCTATGTCAGAGGAGTGTGGGGGACTTGGTATAAAACTTATTCTGTACTGTGGCATAGCTGGCATTAGTACTAATGAGGCCTTTGATCTTATCATTAAGCGAGGGGAATACCTCATGCAGGAACCACTGCTCTTTGACTTGGGGGATGAGTGATGACAGCAGACTTTAGCACACTCTGTAAATCTTTGGCACGACGATATAAGAACACACAGCAGTTTGATGATCTTGTGAGTGAGGGTGTCGTCGCCTGCTATGAGGTTCTAGCTCAGGGTAAGACTGAACACTCAGAGTTCGTAGGGGCCGCTCGTAGGGCTATGAACGACTACATCAACGTAAAGACTAAGGCTGTCTATATCCCCACTGGTGGCAACGCTAAGGCTATCTCTCACGCCATGTCCTCTGAGGATGAGGTAGAAAGCGTAGCGGGGATGTCTGATGGGACACTACTGAGTTTCCTACAAGCTATGACAAACACAACAGAGAACATCAGCGATGATACAGCCTTCACAAAAGATCATGCAGAGGTCTTCGAGAAGAAAGAATATCACGCCTACATCATGTCGGTTGTAAAAAAGACACTATCTGCTACTGAACTTAAGGTTATTGAGTTACGTTACTTTAGGGATATGACACAAGATGATGTAGCTGATCTGTTTAAGACTAACAAGATGTGGGTATCTCGACATGAAAAGAGTGCGCTTAATAAGCTAAGGAAAAGGTTACTGTAACAATTCGTGATGTTACAAACTTCAAGAAAAGGTCTTATAAGCAAGTGTGGGTATTGAATAGAACTTAAGTTTTGAACTTATGTATTGACACTAGACAGTTAATACTACTATAAGTAAGAAACTTAAGTATAGGAGAGACTGAAATGGACGACGATCAGTACTACGAAGAGTTGATGACTAAAACTGACGACAAACTAAGAAACTCAACTGACTACGAGGATTGGGTTCAAGAGGGGGTGTCGTTAAACAGGGATTATTCTGATTATAAGTGGAACCTTGGTGATTGGTGGAATAAAGGTCACAAGTATGGTGAACGAGCTAAACTCGTAGAAAGTGACGATTGGGACGGACCGAAACATCAGACTTGTCGTATGGCAGGCTCCCTGTCTAACGAGTTTGAAATGTTTCGACGTCGAAACAAGTTGACTTGGGGCCACCATTTAGAGGTCCAATCCCTGCCTAAAGAAGAACAAGAAAAGTTGCTGGACGAATGTGAGCGTGAAGGCCACTCTGTTATGCGTCTTCGTCAACGTGTTAAAGAGGTCAAGTCTTTCTTGTCGCAAGGGTGGTCTCAAAGTCAGATGGATCGTCGTCGTACGATTGAAAAGGGTGGTGTAGCGCTTGCTAACATGAGCAGAGGTGACGATGGCCTACCCGTTGACAATGCTCTGGTGTGTTGGGCAGAAGCTGAAGGTCGTGATACTAAGATTACCCGTGGTACTGATTGGGGTAACCCTTTTGTTATTGGTGAAGACGGTGATCGTGAAATTGTTATTGCTAAGTATAGCAAATACCTTGAAATGAAAGATGGCCTATTGCACCGTCTTAAGTCTGGTGAACTGTCTGGCAAGCTGCTTGTATGTTGGTGTTGTCCAGATGGGTGTCACGGTGACATCTTGATGAAGAAAACAAAGGATGCAAACAAATGATCTTAGAAGACTTCGTAATGCTTGGTAAAACAGCACCAGAGATGGATCGTCAAGGTCGTGTAACAGTCTGTAGTGCAGGGTGGTCGCCAGAACTACGGCAGCTTGTTCGTATATATCCCCTAGCAGTGGAAAATGCCCCACCAGACTTTTCTGTGTCCCAAGTCAGATTAGAGAGGAATCACAAAGATAGCCGACACGAGAGTTGGAAGATTTGGGGTGATCGTAGTGCTGATGTTCATTCTGGTATTAACGCAAGGTTTGATGTCAAGTATATCTTGAACGATAGACAGAGCCTAATTGACCAGATACCTATGATAAACAGTCTTGATGAGGCAAATAGCAAGAGGTTATCCCTTGCTGTGGTTCAACCGGAGTTCAAGCCAGACTTTTACTTGGAGCGTAACAAAAACCTGTTCTTACAGAAGAAAAAAGAACTTGGCACTAAGGTCTACAAATACACACCCCGACTTGAGTTTAATCTTAGTGGTAAGACCCATAAACTTAAGTACCTTAATCAGGAAGTGTATCAACACTTGAAGCCCTCTAATAAAACAGACTTCTGGAAAGTATCCGGTTTGTTTAAGAGGAACCCTAAGTTGTTGGTTGGCAACATGTTTGCTCATCGTAACAACTGGTTAGTTATTGCAGGTTTAGATTGATGGAAATAGGCCACCAACCTTGTCCGTACCCATCTTGCGAGTCTTCTGATGCCTTTAGTTGGAATACCAATGGTTATGGAAGGTGTCATGCTTGTGAGAGGTCTTATCCTTCTCGTGAAAAGCCCTTTGATTGGGCAAAAGAAAAGTATCCCACAAAGGAGAACAGTTTGAATGTAGTAGAACATTTTACACCAAAGCGTATCGAAGCCCCTACAGATGGTCGTTACCTCGGTATGCGTGGTATCACTGCCTCTACGATGGAAGACTTTAAGGTTTACACCTACGAAGACCGTCAAGAGTATGTCTATCCATCTGGCGGTATCAAGGTTCGTCGTCTTGATGAAAAAGCCTTCTATGCCAAGAACGGGTTCAAAGGTGATGAACTCTTTGGTATGAACCTGTTTACTGCTGGTTGCTCGAAAAAGGTGACTATCACGGAGGGTGAGCTAGATGCCCTTTCAGTAGCTCAAATGCTTAAGAGCAGCTACATCAACCCCGTAGTGTCTTTGCCCTCTGCTACGCCCTCTAAGAAGCTGTGGGACAACTGCCACGACTGGTTGAATAGCTTTGACCAGATCGTGTTGTCAGTAGATGGTGATGAAGCTGGTAATGCAGTCGCTGATAAGATCGCTAAGATGTTTCCCAACAAGGTCTATCGGGTTGACCACAGCAAGTTTAAGGATGCTAACGACTTCCTGAAAGCAGGCGCTGGGGCTGAGTTTAAGGCAGCTTGGTGGAATGCTAACAAATATACACCCGAAAACGTCCTAAATACTACTGAGCAGTTCCTATCACTATATCACGACACGCCAGAACACCAATACGTTCCTACTGGTATCCAAGCACTAGACGACAAAATCTTGGGTCTGATGCAGGGACACTTTACTGTTATCAAAGCTCAGACGGGTATTGGTAAGACTGAGGTTATGCGCTTTCTTGAGTTTAACATGTTGCAGAATAAAATCCCTATTGCAGCATGGCACTTGGAAGAGACTAAGCTACGCTCTCTGCTTGGTTTAGTGTCATACCAGCTAAAGGACAACCTGACCCGTCGTGACCTGATTGATCTTAAAGGTGCAGAGCAACAGGTAATTGGTGCTATCACTTCACTTACTAAGGGTGAGTTGTTCTATCAGTTCTATCTTGGTGACGGGCAAGGCGCTGATGATCTAATCGACCAGATCAGGTTCTTTAGTCAAGCTGCTGGCTGTAAGTTTGTGTTCTTCGAACCTATCCAAGACGTAGTTGCGGGGTCGTCAGAAGAGAGTAAGGAACAGATGCTTGCTGACCTTTCTATCCGACTGTCTAAGCTGGCTGCTGAACTTAATGTTGGCATTGTTACTATTGCCCACACTAACGAAAATGGTGACACTAAGTACTGTAAGATGATCGGACAACGTGCCTCTGTCATTATTGACTTGCAACGAGACAAAGATGCAGATACGTTAGAAGAACGCAATACGACATACATTCGTGTCGAGAAGAACCGTCCCTGCTCGGAGGTAGGCTCTGCTGGTAAGATGCGGTTTAACTCCGACACATTCACACTAAGAGAGGTAATCTGATGACAGTTTTTGACATCGAAACTGATGGTCTATTAGATGAGTTGACCAAGATTCATGTCTTGAGCTACATGGGAATAGACGGACAAGTCCACCACATGCACGACTATGAGCATATGAGGACGTTCTTTGAGACAGCAGACGTTCTGGTAGGACACAATATCATCCGCTTCGACATCCCCGCAGTGGAAAAGGTCTTAGGTATTAAGGTAAAGTGTCGTCCTATCGACACACTACCACTGTCTTGGTATCTGAACCATGATCGTATCAAGCATGGTCTTGAGGGCTATGGTGTAGACTATGGTGTTCCTAAGCCAGTCGTAAAAGACTGGAAGGGTCTTACACCAGAAGAGTATGCCCATCGTTGTGATGAAGACGTTAAGATTAACTCTCGGCTGTGGCGAGACCTAGACCTTAAGCTGAACCGACTCTATCAAGATCAAGACGAGAAAGATCGGTTTATCGACTATCTTAGCTTTAAGATGGACTGTGCAAGAGAGCAAGAAACCCTTCGCTGGAAGCTAGATGTACCAATGGCACAGAAGGCCTACGACGAAATTATGGCCCTCAAAGAAGAGAAGGTAGAGCAACTGTCTGATGCTATGCCAAGGCGTGTACTAACTAAGGTTG